GTTGCAGCCCCAAATGACGATCAACGCATAGTAACTGCACCTCGTGGCTCTAACACTGTGAGAAATCGTGTAGATGAATTGTATGGTGGTGCCGGCAACGGTATTATTTCTCAGGACAATATTCTGGATCAATATGCCAGTTATACCTATTCATTGAGTTGGTATCTCATGTCTCCAGATGCCTATAACGACGCATTAAAAAGCGACAAAAAAGATCTCAACGGATATTATTTGTTAGCACAATCAGGCGGAGCATCAACCAGTCAAGGTTCAGTTACATCTGACGGCACAACTACAACCACTACTTCTGCAGGACGCAGTCCGTATTTTAATCTAGACTACTATCTTGACAACTTGGTGTTAGAACAGGTGATGTCCAGTAATCCACTATCCAAAGGTGCAGCCCAAACTGCCACTCTCTCTTTTACAGTAACAGAACCTAATGGAATAACATTGATATCAAATCTCTTTGAAGCCTGCAATGATCTTTTTAAGACCATAGGCAAAATAGGACCTGGCACAGTGGCCAACTATGCTGCTGCAACATATTGCATGGTGATTAGATTTTATGGTTATGACCAAAATGGAAACATGGTGTACCCTATTGCAAAGAAAACTGGCTCAACAGATAGAAAAGCAGCAGTTGAAAAATTTGTTTTTTTTATTATCAAGGACATCAGCACAAAAGTTGGCAATCGCATAATTGAATATAAAGTAACTGGCGCCAGTCCAGGCACCGCTACTGCTTTGAGCAGCAATCGTGGCAGCATCCCAAATAATTTTAACTTTAGCGGAGCCACTGTGAGCGACATCTTGATTGGGCAAGTACAACAACAAACCGCATCCAACGCAGCCGGTGACAAGACTCGCAATAACGTTCCGGTCAAGGCAACACCACCTGTGGCCAAAGCAACTGTGGCTAACGGAGCGGCTGTTGTTAATGCAAACGGTAATTTTACCGGCGAGACAGACAGTCCCTTCACAGTGGTAGCTCCATGATCATGGCAAATCTTTTTGACTTAACATTTAATGGAGGAGTACTATAATGGCAACATTTGCAAACACCGGAGGCGGCGCAGCAGTTGGTAATCCCCGAATAACCAATGCTGCCCGCAAAGCTGGAGCTACTCAAGTTGGTGGTCGAGGAACCATGCCGAATGATCCACGACTGACGACAAATTCTACCGGCGGCGTGAATTCTACTACTGGTGCACCGCTAAAGGCCAGTGCAGCACCAAAGCCGTCAGTCACCACATCAGGCACAGGATTAATTGCAGCTCTTAATCTATATCAACAAAATCTGGCAATCACGCACAAAGATAAAGGATACGTGGCCGACATTTACGCAATAAAATTTGTTGACCCAATAATTGCATCAGCCAGTGTGGTACCACCGGGGCCAGTGGACAAAGGTCAAGCAGGTAACAAGCAAGGTAGTAATACAGCAGCTGATCAAAAACTACCAGAAAAACAAAGTGTTGCAACCACAGTTAGATTGCAAGCCACCTGGGCAGGCCAACAGATTGTGCAATTCATTGATCAAGTTATTAGAAACAGCAATTACATAACAGATCAGTCTGCTGTGTTTTGGGATGAAAAAACTCAAACATGGAAACCAAACGGAAAAGCAGCACAACAGTTTTCTTGGTTTAATATTGTGGTCAATTCTGAACAATTGGACTACGACAAATCTCGCAATGACTATGCTTATAGAATGACGTTGATAATAACACCTTATCAAATTCCCGTGCAAAGTGAGTATTTTGAGCCAGGTGAATTTAGGGGTGTTCACAAGGTTTATAACTATTGGTTCACTGGACAAAACACACAAGTACTAGGGTATGAACAAAATTTCAACAAGTTATGGGCACAAACACTTACAGGCCCAGGCCCAGGAATCAAACAAAAAACCAATAGTCGAGAGCAATGGAAAAAACACATATTTCCAAACAGCAATCAAAGTAGTCAAGGTGCAGAGAATCAAAAAGTGTTTGAGCCGGGTGCTAATGCAGCCGATTATTTGTACACAACTGACTTGGCCACCGTTAAATTGTCAGTGATTGGTGATCCTGCCTGGATTCAAAATCCAGATACAAACACCATAACTGAATCAACTTTTTCAACCGCAGCATTTTTACCTGACGGCACAGTCAATATAAATGCCAGTGGTGCATATTTTGAAATTGCATTTAATCGTCCAACAGATTACGACATGCAAACTGGACTGATGGATCCTGGAAAAAACAATGCCTTTGCCAACAGAGAAAAAGGTGCCGCTGGAATAACGCAAGACGCAGTGAGTTATGTTCTCACCAAAGTAACCAGTACATTTAAAGGTGGTAGATTCAGTCAAGATTTAGAAGGCACATGGTTAGAAAACGATTATAAAAAACCCACAGACAGAGGACGCGAAGTTAAAAAGACCGCAACTGGCAATGATGAGCAAATTCGCTTGGGTATGATGGCTGATGCCGCTAGACGATCAGGCAACAGCAGTAAGTCAGAAGTTGTTGCCACAAAAGATCATGCAAACATGCAACCAACTAATGTGAGCTCATTGGCTGGCGGTATACAACAACAACTGAGACCAGTCACACAAGCAATTGATCCAACACCCGCACAACTACAATCCAGTCCAGCATATATACTGGCACGCCGTAGTGGTAAAACTCCTAGGGAGGCACTAGAGTTAGCAAAGCAAGCATTTGCTGCCGGCACCAATGATTACAGTAGTTCAGCATTACCTGGCATACGTACTACCGGACCAGAAATTGTTAAAGACGGTAATCCAGGCTAAGGAAACACAATGGCAGAAAATATAGAACGCAAGTCAGGTCGGTCACAGAACTTTAGAAATGACCGCGGAGGTACACCAACTGAATTTGGACCTTTTATCGGTGTGGTCAAAAACAACATTGACAGCAAACGCAGTGGCCAATTGCAAGTTTATATCACGCAATTTTCAACTGATCCAAATGATCCCATGACATGGAGATATGTAAACTACCTACCGCCGTTTTATGGCGTTACTCCTAAAGAGAGCAGTATTGAGGGAGTTGGAACATATCCTGGCAATCAACAAAGCTATGGCATGTGGTTTACTCCGCCTGACCTTAATACCAGTGTGTTATGTTTCTTTGTAAACGGTGATCCCAGTCAAGGGTATTATGTGGGATGTGTGCCAGAAATTGGACTCAATCACATGATACCTGCTATAGGTGCAGTAGGAGACGGCGAGTATCGCACTCAAAACAAAGCACAAGAAGCCTATTTTGCTGGAGCACCACAATTGCCGGTAACTGAAATCAACTCTGGCAACAAGCAAATTGATGAAAATGCACGATTCTTTGATCAGCCCAAACCAGTACACAGTGTACAAGCCGCAATATTTTTCCAACAAGGCCTGGACAAAGATATTGAACGTGGACCCATTGGCTCAACAGCACAAAGAGAAAGCCCCAGCACAGTCTATGGAATTTCTACTCCTGGCAAGCCAATATATGCTGGCGGCCTAAATCCTGCCACTATCAGACAACAACTGAGCGAAGGCACATTAAACCCACAAGATGTCAAGGTGGTTGGGCGTCAAGGCGGTCATACTTTTGTAATGGACGATGGCAGTCTTGACGGCGGCGATGCATTGTTTCGATTGAGAACAGCCAAGGGTCATCAGATCATGATGAATGACTCAAACAATTTTATATACATTGCACATGCCAATGGACAAACATGGATAGAGTTAGGCAGTGAAGGAACTGTGGATATCTATGCAACAAACTCAGTAAATGTTCGCACACAAGGTGATATTAATTTTCATGCTGATAGAGACATCAATATGTTTGCTGGAAGAAATATCAACATGAAAAGTAACGTTGACGTTAACATTGGTGCTGTTGCTTCTATGAATTTGGCTGCAGAAAAATCACTTACCGTGTACAGTTCTAACGAATTAGGTATACGTGCTGACGGTAGTCTTACATTGAAAAGCACCTCAGGTGGCTGGGGCGCAGGCAGCGATCTAGCATTAACAGCCGGCAGGATTGACCTAAACGGAGGATCTGCAGGCACAGTAAAAGTACCCAAGCTATTTCCAAAACGCATTATGGATGACGTTACGTTTGACTACAGCACTGGATGGCAAACAGACACAAATGCATTGGAAAGCATTGTGACACGAGCACCCACTCATGAGCCGTATAGCTATCACAACGAAGGTGTGGACGTGGAAGTAGCGTTTAGTGAAGGTCCTCCACCACCTCCACCAACTGCTGAGCCAGTGCCAAGTGGATGGGAACTACAGGCAAAGACATGAGTATCTTTAAATTTACCACTCCTGATGGACAACAAATAGAAGTCAAAGGGCCACCAGCCGGAACATTTGACCAAGCCAAAGCTATTTTTGAAAAACAACTCAACACTGGCAGCCTAGCTGGACTCAAAGCTGGTGATTCTCTCAGTGCTGCCACACAAGCAGCCGCTGGGTTAGGCACAGCAATATCACAGATAAAACCCAATCTACAATCCATTACTGGATCACTGCCGGACCTTAGAGGTGTGGCAATCAACAACCCCATTGGGGCAGCTGATTTTGTGGGACAAGAAGTAAGTCAGGCCAGCATTGGCACATTGAATTCCACACAGGTACAAGGACTAGTGAGCCAAGCAGGCGCCGCAGTTGGTCAAGCGTCTGACGTGATAACCAATGAAAAAGGCCTGGGCAAGTTTGGATTAGATGCCAATCAATTGCAGTTGTCAGGGCTAATAAAACCTGGAGTGGCTGAACAAATTGCACAAAACCCCGCACAACTGACCAGCATTTTGCAAAGCCCCGCAGTATGGACTGGCGTTGCTGGTGCCACCAGCCTTGCCAAAGTATTAGGTGATGTCAAACTGCAAGGCAAGGTACAACAAGGGCTAATGGATTCAAATCTAAGTCAACTCAAACAGTTGGGTGCTATAGACGGTACAGAAAGTGCTGAAAAACTAGGACCGCTATTGCAAAATGCTACTAAATTTGGAACTGGTCCTACTATGGACTGGGCAAAAGGTCAGGCACCTGGCAACCTGGTCAATCAACTGAACGAAACTGCAAAACAAGCTGACTTCTCTCAGTCATTTGCCGATGCAAACGCTGAGTTAGCAGGCGGCGGTAATCCTCTACAAGCCGGCATACAAAAAGCCAAAGGCTTTGCCAAAACAGTAGATCGCGCCACAATTAATGCCGGTGTTGCCAGTATTGTGGGCAATTCTAAGATACCAACAATCAATCCTGGCAGTTTTTATTCCAACACAAAAGATGAAGATCTAACATACACTGGCACAGATGAATTGGTGTTAGCTCGGGTAAACGAAGAACGAGCCAATCGAGGATTGTCATTGCTGCCTGAGCCGGCCAAACAAGCCACTGCGGAAGAAAAATTAAAAGCTGCTATTGCTGCAAGCAAAGCTGATCTTGACAAACTTGAGAGCTTGAGCAGAACTGTCAGCAGTCAGGTACAGGCTGACGACCCGCCAGATCAAATCAAACAAAAATTACTAGAATTGAATGCACTTTATGATGAAGCAAATTCATCTACGTTTACACCTTATTTTGATTTAGAGTCTATATCTCCTTACGATCTTCGAGAAAGCTATCTGACTGAGTATACTCAAATTAAAAAAAGACGCCGTCGTCTTCTTGATTTCATTGTTGACACTATAAAATATCTACGCAGTCTGCCTAACCTTGGATTTGCACTTTCAGAGCACTAAATAAAGCATGAGCACATTTATTGGATTCAGTACCATTGACAGATATAAAAAATTCACGCTAACTGATTTTGAATTGGTCAAGCGTGACCTGTTGAACGCATTTGGTATTCGACAAGGACAGTTGCCTGGACGTCCAGGTTATGGCACAGTAATCTATGATTATGTGTTTGAATCTCAAGACACCACTACCGAACGAGCAATTTTAGCCGAAGTTCAGCGTGTGGCTGCCGGCGATCCTAGAATCTCTATCTACAGCGCAAATGCATATCCTCAGGAAAATGGTATATTGATCGAATTGGAACTTCAGATTGTGCCCAGTACCGACGTTGAACGACTAAGTATCTTTTTTGATCAAGAACAACGACGAGCCAGTTACGTATAACTAAGCCGTTTATTTTTTCCATAAATAAATCAAACGGATTATCATGGCACGCACTACAAGACAAACAGTAATATTTGGCGTTGAAGATTGGAAGCGCATCTACCAAACTTATCGCGAAGCTGACTTTCAAAGTTACGACTTTGAGACTCTGCGGAAAAGTTTTGTAGATTACATACGTCAATACTATCCTGAAAGCTACAATGACTACATTGAAAGCTCGGAATTCATTGCATTACTAGATGTAATGGCATTTATGGGCCAGGCATTGGCCTTCCGTAACGATTTAAACACAAGAGAAAACTATCTAGATACCGCAGAACGCAGAGACTCAGTGGTAAAACTAGCAAATCTTGTGAGCTATACTCCCAAACGTAACCAAGCTGCTCAAGGCTATCTCAAAGTATTCAACATTCAAACCACAGAAAATGTGTTTGATTTTAACGGCATTAACCTAAGCAATGTCACTGTAAACTGGAATGATCCCACCAACTTTAACTGGCAAGAACAGTTCACAGCAATTATCAATGCGTGTCTAGTAAACACTCAACGTGTGGGAAAACCAGGCAATCGTCAAACTGTATTAGGCGTTGACACAGCTGAATACGGCATCAATCTGGTGCCTGGATTCTTGCCAGTAATTCCGTACACTGCTGTGGTGGACGGAGTAAACATGCCGTTTGAAGCTGTGAGTTCAACCTCAGTAGGCGAAGATTATGTTTACGAGCCCAGCCCATTGGCCAATGGCATTTTTAACTTGTTGTTCCGAAACGATCAACTGGGTTTTTCAGCAGCCGACACCGGATACTTTTTCTATTTCAAACAAGGTGTATTGCAAACCCAAGACTTTAATCTTGGCGAGCGAGTGTCTAACCGTACTGTGCCAATCAATATTGAAGGCGTTAACAATCAAGATCGTTGGTTGTATCAATTGGATACTGTGGGAGATGTGCAGTTTGAATGGAAGTTTGTGGAAAGTGTGTTTGCTGCTGCAACAGAACAACTTGCCCCTGATCAAAGAAAATTATTTTCGGTAACCAGTAGATCCAATGATCAGATCACGTTGACATTTGGTGACGGCGTATTCAGTACAATTCCAGTGGGATTGTTTCGTTGCTATGTTCGAGCCAGCAATGGATTGGCATACATTATCAATCCAGAAGAGATGCAAAATGTAGTAGTTCCCATCAGCTACATCAGCCGCACTGGACAATTAGAAACTGTAACATTCACTTGTGGCATTACCATACCAGTGAGTAATGCGCAGCCTAGAGAAACACTAGACGAAATCAAACAACGTGCTCCGGCCCGTTACTACACACAGAATCGCATGGTCAACGGAGAAGATTACAACAATTTTCCCTTTACCTTGTACAATTCAATTATCAAATCCAAAGCATTGAATCGTGCATCTATTGGAACCAGTCGCTATCTTGACCTAGTGGATAACACTGGCAAGTATTCTTCAACCAACAGCTTTGGCAGTGATGGTGCGCTATGGGAAGACAATCAACTGCCTACATTCTTTTTTACTTGGGCAAATCGTAACGATATTGCCAGTATACTGGCCAACAGTGTAGAGCCATTGTTGATACAAAATAGTTTTATACAATTTTACTATGCTAATTTTCCACGCCCAAGTCTTACACCACTGAATTTAACTTGGAATCAAAGCACTACATTGGCCAATGAAACTTCTGGCTACTTCAAGAACTCATCTAATACTCCCACTCCAATAGGCATTTACAGCAGTAGCAATGCCAAGTACATTCTAGTAAGTTCATTGATAAAATTTGCAGCACCAGCTGGCTATTATTTTGATTCCAACAATCGATTGCAATTGGGAGAACCAATAAGAGCTGACGAAAAACTAACAGTATGGGCAAGCCCCAGTGCCATTTATCTTGATGGTACCAATCAAGGTATTGGTAATTTCAGCAATGGTGCAGGTCCGGTGGTACTAAACAATTTTATTCCTACTGGAGCAATTCCTACAGAAGTAATTCCTGTGTTGGTGACTGATTTAACACCTAGCTTGGAAACTAGCATTGCAGATCAAATTATTCTGTATCGTAATTTTGGGTTAGGATACGACAACGAAACTGCCACATGGTATTTGATTACATCAACCAACTTAAACACCACCACAAATGATTTTAGTTTAGCCGATGCTCAAGATCAGTCAGGCACCGGTGCTGACGAATCATGGTTGATTAAATTTATAACTGATGGCATCAAATACACAGTGACCAGTAGAGCCTTGGTATATTCGTTTGGTAGCGTGTTACAAACTAGATTTTTCTTTGAAACAAATCAACGCATATACGACAGTCGTACTGGCACAGTGATAAGTGATTTTGTAAAAGTTCTAAAAACCAATTCTTTGCCTGACAGTAACGTACCATTGCCAGGCGATATTGCCCTAAGCATCATTGGGCAGCCAGTGGCCAGCGACGGATTTGTGGACGACTTCCAAGTGGTGGTAAGTTACCAAGATTCTGATTCAGACGGAGTTGCAGATGACCCAGATTTCTTTGATGAGATTGTGGCACCCAATGTAAATTCTTCTACCAAGTTGGTGTTCTTTGAAAAGACTGTGGACTTTGATAATCTACAACGATACCTACTGGTAGAACCAGAACGTGTAAATTCGAATTTTGCTACATTGGATGATGTCGAGGCATATAAATCAGAGTTTTTACCTGGACAAGTATTTTATGCATACAACCAAGTTAACTATGTGGGCCTAGCCGCTGGCACCACAGGTGCGTTTTACCTACTGGCAGTAACTACATCAGGTGTAAGAACTTTGACTGATGTCACAACAGATTGGATTGCCAGAGTTGGCCGTCAGAGCATATATTATCAGTATCGACACAATGCTCCGTTAACCAGCAGAATTGATCCAGGTACAACCAACATTATTGACCTTTATGTGGTCACCCAGAGTTATTATACTGCATATCAAAACTGGGTGCGTGACACAACAGACACCGTGCCGTATCCACCGTTGCCCACTATCAATGAACTTAGCACAGCATATCAAGGACTCAATGATTACAAAATGATCAGTGATAACATTGTGGTCAACAGTGTGATATTCAAACCATTGTTTGGGCCCAAGGCCGCGGCTGAACTACGTGCTACTATCAAAGTTATTCGTGCTGCTAATTCTACAGCCAGTGAAAGTGAAATTAAAAATCTTGTGGTTGCAAATTTGAACAATTACTTTACTATAGACAAATGGGACTTTGGTGACACGTTTTATTTCTCAGAATTAGCAGCATACATTCATTCAAACATGGGTGGCATTGTGAGTTCGGTAGTATTAGTTCCATTGGACCCATTAAAGAGCTTTGGTGATTTATACGAAATACGCAGTACACCTAGTGAAATATTTGTTAATGCAGCCGGAGTTAGTAGTGTGGAAGTGATTACGGCATTGACTAGTACTAATATTCGTACTGCACCCGGTAGTGGAGTGATTTAATGGCCAACACACGCACAGTTGATTTTTTACCAGAAATATTTCAAACCACTGCTAACAAGCAATTTTTAAGTGCCACCCTGGATCAGCTGGTTCAAGAACCAACATTTAAAAAGACACAAGGGTTTGTGGGCCGTCGTGTTGGCCCAGGTGTAAACCCAAACGATTACTATGTGCTAGAACCTGACGCAGTCAGAACAAACTATCAACTTGAGCCAGGTGTAATTAGTCTCAAGCCGGACACCACAGAAATACAAGACGTCATTACCTATCCAGGCATTACAGATGCATTGGGATTACAAGGTGCCATTACCAACAACAGTGACAGATTGTACACCAGTGATTATTACACATGGGATCCGTTTGTTAACTTTGACAAGTTTATAAATTACAGCCAGTATTACTGGTTACCCGGTGGTCCCGAATCAGTAGACGTATTCTCATCAGAGTATCCGCTGACTGATATTTTTGATGTCACACGAAACACAGACTATTATAGTTTTAGTGGGGTAAGTGGCAAAGATCCTTTGCTTACATTAGTGCGTGGCGGAAACTATTCTTTTAACGTAAATCAATCTCCTAACAATTTCTGGATTCAAGCCGAACCCGGTGTGTCGGGCCGCTTGCCGTATTCACCAAACATCAGCAGCAGAGATGTACTAGGTGTAACCAATAATGGAACTAGTTCGGGCGCAGTGACGTTTAATGTGCCACTAAAAAATGCACAACAATTTTATTATAATTTAAATTATCTTGGACCAGTTGACTTGGTGACAGGTTTAAAATTTGATCAGATTAACGGAATCCGTTTAGAAGTATTCTTAGAGCAATACGGCGGCATTGATGGCATAACATCATTGGATGGTCGCACTCTAGTGTTTACCACTCAAATTCTTGATCCAACCGACGGTGGCTGGATTAATCAAACGTTATTTGATCCATTGACTGATAATGCAACTCAAGATGGTGCAGTGGGCAGTTACGACAGTATTCCTTTTTCCTACACTACTGATGTACCAGTCAATCAATATTATAATGTTTGGCGTATCAGTTATGTGAACTATGGGTCTGGCACCTATCTACAGCTTAATGTGGTTCAAGATATTGCTGTACTAGACAAGTTTAATATCTTATACGGAGATCAATATGCCAGCACACAATGGTACAAGTTACAATCGGGGTTCCTTCAACAGATTCCATTGTTAACAGCAGCTAATGATTTTGTTTGGTATCAGGACAGCGTCAATCCAGAAATTTTTGGTCGCATCAGACTGATTGATGAAATTAATGCTGATGTCTTGGACATTGATACTGACATACTAGGTAAGAAAACTTATACCAGTCCCAATGGAGTGATATTCACTAACAATCTCAAGGTTAGATTCATTGGAGTAGTAACACCCAGTAGCTATCAAAATCAACTGTACTATGTGGCCGGTGTAGGCACGGCAATACAACTGCTACCAACCAGCAATTATATCACACCGGAAACTTACACTGAGTCTGCCAGTGTGCCATTTGACACAACGCCATTTGATGTGGGCAACTATGATGCCAGTTTAAATCAACCACTGGTTCCCGATTACATGACCATAGCATTAGACTCGCCAGATCTAAATGCTTGGACACGCAGTAACAGATGGTTTCACATTGACGTAATAACTGCCAGTTCATCGTATAACAATAGTTCGCTAGCATTGGACAATGTATTTAGAGCTAAACGGCCAATCTTGGAATTCCGCGGTGGCCTGAAGTTATTCAATATGGGAACGCAAAGCAAGCAACCAGTTAACATCATTGACTTTGAAGAAACAGATGCGTTTAGCAATATTAATGGCAGTATTGGCTACAGCACCGATGGGTATAATCTTATCACTGGCAGTAGAGTTATTTTTGCCGCTGACGTTGACGAACAAGTAAGAAACAGAATTTATCTAGTAGAATTCATTGAACCTGACTCCACTGATGACAGTACTTTGCCGGATGGCAGTACTTTGCCAGCACCAATTATTAATTTAACGCCTACTAGTGATTCTGAAGTATCGGTAAATCAAAATTTAGTTTGTCTTTCTGGCCTCACTCTCGAAGGCATAAGTTTTTATTATGACGGAACTGAGTGGATAGAAGCCCAGGAAAAAACAACCACCAATCAACCACCATTGTTTGATGTATTTGACGCAGATGGAGTTAGTTTAAATGACTCTGTTGTGTATCCTAGTAGTACATTTATTGGTACTAAATTGTTCAGTTATGCAATTGGCACCGGTGTTGAAGATACTGTGCTGAGCTTTCCGTTAAAATATCTAAGTTTAAACAACGTAGGAGACATTGTATTTGACAATAACTTCTATACTGATACATTCCTCTTTGTTAGAAATCAAAACAGCAATGAACAATTGATCAGCCAAGGTTTTGTGAGAGAATATGTTGACCGTACTGTTTACAGCAAAAAAATTGGATGGCAAACGGCTGCAACCAAGAGCAACATTTATCAACAGTTTAGTTTTGTGTATGCAGCAGATACTCCGTTGCAATTGGATGTTGCGGCAACACCAGTAGACACTGTTCCGTCAATCAAAGTTTATGTAGACAGTGCATTTCAAGACCCTGATGCTTATTCCTACACAACCACTGCTAACACCACGGTGATTACATTTCCAAGTACAACTGTGATTGTGCCTGGGCAAATTATTGAAGTGCTGGCATTAAGCGATCAAATAAGTGCTGTGGCCTTTTACCAAGTACCTATTAACCTTGAAAACAATCCATTAAATCAGAATTCCACCAGCTTCACATTGGGCACAGTTAGAACTCATTATGAAACTATTGTTGAAAATCTATTAGACTTCTCTGGAAAAGTCAACGGAGCCAACAACTCTCGCGATCTTGGCAATATCATACCATTTGGCCTGAACATACTACAACAGAGTTCTCCAATGACTCTGGCTGGATACTTTTTGCGCAATCCAGATTACAACATTTTTGCCAGTATTGAATACAATTCAAGAGAGTACGAAAAGTACAAAGCAAAACTGTTGAATACCGCAGTCACTAACGACTACGTTAATTTAACTGTGCCTGAAATTTTAACAGCAGTAATCACTGATATCATTGCTGGCAGAACTAGTGACAATTCATTCTACTGGTCAGACATGTTGCCGGCCAGCAATGTGTATACTGTGTTAACTACCACAGTAACTCCAATAACAACCCAAGTGTTTGATACCACACAGATTTATAACTATACGTCTGCTAACTATCTAGGACTATTGGTATACATTAATGATGTGTTGCTAACACGTGATAAAGAATACATTGTTGCAACTGATGGTCCGCGATTGACTATTTTGTTACCACTGTCAGTTGGCGACATAGTAACCATACAAGAATACACAGCTACCTACGGAACTTTTGTTCCTAATACTCCTACCAAAATGGGATTGTACCCAGCGTTTGAGCCTGCTATATATCTAGACAAAACTTACGTGACTCCCACTTTGGTGATTCGTGGACACGACGGATCTATCACAGTGGCGTTCAATGACTTTAGAGATCAGTTGTTGTTGGAATTTGAAACACGCATTTATAACAACTTAAAATTAGACGGCAACCCTGTGCCATTGGTTGAAACAGATGTTGTTCCTGGACAATTCAGAACTACAGACTACAGTCTAAGTGAAATAACAGACATCTTAAGTAAAGACTTTTTGACTTGGGTTGGCTGGAACAAACTAGATTACAAAACACAAGATTACATTGCTGACAATGCATTCACCTGGAACTACAGTTCAGCTTCAAACAAACTTGACAACACACAACCATTGATAGTTGGTGCCTGGCGCGGCATCTATGATTATTTCTATGACACTATCACTCCCAATACCACACCGTGGGAAATGTTGGGATTTGATACAAAACCACTGTGGTGGGAAACTGAGTATGGTCCAGCACCATACACATCAGGTAACTTAAACTTGTGGGATGACTTAGAACTAGGACTTGTTCGCGATCCACTTGTTCCGTATGTGATTGAAAAATACAAACGTCCAGGACTGACAAATGTAATTCCAGCAGACTC